GAGCAAATTCATGTCGCCTGCAATAGCTTGGTATGTGCTGATATGGGTTTACGCCCTAGCCCTTCTTTGGACAAACTTAGGAAAGCTACAATTAATTGGATCTTTGAACCATTAGCTGACATAGCACCTAACAAATATCTAAGCAGAAAATTCTGGACGGATTCAAGTGACCGTCTAATGTACGAAGGTAAAGCTCCACAGCTTGCCGACACAAAGCGAGCTCGCATGCCCGCATTTTTTGAACATGCAAACACCAATTTACCCAAGTACGCTTGATTGGGGACGTATCCAAGTCATCGTTGATGAACTAGATGAACAGTTCCCAGACAAGTTTCCAGACCACACCCTATCGGAGAAAGAAATATCTTATAGAGCTGGTCAATTATCAATTATACGCATACTAAAAGACAAACTTAAAGGAGAATAATTATGTGCGGAGGACTAATCTCAAGTATATTCGGAGGCAACAGATCACAACCTGCCCCTCCACCTGTACCAGCTCCACCAACTACCCCACCACCCCCATTACCAATACAACAAGCTCCTACACCTATGCCAGAAGCTCCTACTCCATCTCCTATACAGGAAGATGAGACAAAGAGAAAGGCAAAGGTAAGAGCTAAAAAGAGACCTACCAGAGGTAGAGGACAACAAGGAACTACAAGACTACAGACCAAGAAACCAGCATCAGGTGGCCTTAAAGGTATAACTACTTCACAAGGAGTTAACACTGGAGCTGGCAGTGGTACTGGCGGTGGCGGTGGTTCATACGGAGGATAATGAAAAACGCACGGCAACGATACAATGAGTTATCGAGTCACCGTGAACAATTCTTAAATGTTGCTTATGAATGTGCAGAGCTAACCATTCCTACACTCTTAATGAGAAACGAGGGTGACGCTCTGTACAATAGCTTTCAAACACCTTGGCAATCAGTCGGAGCCAAAGGAGTTACCACGCTAAGTTCAAAACTTATGCTAGGACTTCTACCTCCGTCAACCAGTTTTTTCAAACTACAGTTAGATGATTCTAAACTAGGCGTAGAGATACCAGCCGAAGCAAAGAGTGAACTAGATCTTAGTTTTGCAAAGATAGAACGTATGATTATGGAGAGCATAGCTGCCTCCACAGACAGAGTTCAGATATTTGCAGCACTTAAACATCTCGTTGTTACAGGTAATGCTCTATTGTTTATGCACAAAGATGGTATGAAAGTATACCCACTAAACCGTTACGTAGTCGAAAGAGATGGTAATGGAGAAGTGGTAGAGATAGTAACAAAAGAAAGAGTCAGTAAAAAATTATTAGGTCTGCCAGAAATAGAAGAAGAAAACAGTCCTAACGATGACTCTAAAGGTGACTATAAAGGTACAAAAGATGTAGATGTATACACATGTGTAAAGCTGTCTGGTAACGGATGGCGTTGGCATCAAGAAGCAAACGATACTATTCTACCTGATAGTGTAGGTAAGGCTCCAAAGGACAAGACCCCCTGGCTACCACTACGTTTTGTAACGGTAGACGGAGAGGACTACGGACGTTCTAGGGTTGAAGAGTTCCTTGGTGACTTAAAATCTTTAGAGGCATTGATGCAAGCTATCGTTGAAGGTAGTGCAGCAGCAGCTAAAGTTGTGTTTACTGTGTCACCTTCTTCTGTAACTAAACCTGCATCACTAGCAAACGCTGGTAATGGTGCTATCATACAAGGTAGACCAGATGATATAGGTGTGGTACAGGTAGGTAAAACTGCTGACTTTAACACAGCATATCAAATGATAAACATGCTGGAAAAAAGATTAGGTGAAGCCTTCCTAGTATTACAGGTACGTCAATCAGAACGTACTACGGCAGAAGAAGTTAGAATGACACAAATGGAACTAGAGAGACAGCTGGGTGGCCTATTCAGTTTGTTAACTGCAGAGTTCCTAATACCATATTTAAGGCGTAAGATGCACACTCTTACTAGATCAAAACAGATACCTAGTGTACCAGCTGGTCTAGTCAAACCAACTATTGTAGCAGGTATAAATGCTTTAGGTAGAGGTCAAGACAGAGATGCACTTGTACAATTTATAACTACGATAGCTCAGACAATGGGGCCAGAGGCTATGTCTCAATTTATGAATCCTGATGAAGCTATTAAAAGACTTGCTGCAGCTCAAGGTATTGATATTCTCAACCTTGTTAAGAGTGTTGATGAACGTAATGCAGAGCAGCAACAAGCAATGCAAGCCCAGCAGATGCAGTCTATGACTGACCAAGTAGGACAGTTAGCAAGTACTCCTCTGATGGATCCACAAAAAAACCCAGAACTTATTGAGGCAGTGAACTCAATGGCGACTGGTATGACACCACAACCACAGTAACTATGGCAGAAACAATCCGCTACGACACCTCAGATGATCCTGTAGTAGCACAATCTATCGCAGAAAAAGAAGCTGAGTCTTTAAAGATCGGTGAAGAACTTATGGCCAAGCAAGAGAAAATGCTTGCTGGTAAATATAAATCAGCCGAAGATTTAGAAGCTGCATACCTTGAACTACAAAAAAAATTAGGACAATCAGAATCAAAAGAAGAGACAGCTGAACCTCAATCAGATTATCAATTTTATGCTGATGATGGCTCTGTAAATTATGACACAGCTAATGAAGTGTATGGTACAAAATTAGGTGAAACATTTAAAGAGAACGGTATTGATCCATTTGAAATGAATGAGTACTTTGATAAAAACAACGGTACTTTATCTGATGAAATGTATGACAAACTTGGTGAGGCTGGTTTAAGCAGACCAATGGTTGAGGCATACTTGAAGGGACTACGTAATGAACTAGGATACCCAGAGGCTGCACAACCTGTACTAACAGAATCTGAAATTAAAGATATAAAAAATATAGCTGGTGGTGACACGGGTTATGATAATCTAATGCAGTGGGCTAGTGAAAATCTAGACCAAGAAGCAATAAAAGATTATGATGACGTACTAGCCACTGGCAATAAATCAGCAGTCAAATTTGCAGTTACAGCACTTATGGGAAAATATGAAGATTCACAGGGACGTGATTCTAAAATAGTTACTGGCAAAGAGTCATCTACTGAAACATACAGGAGCATGGCTGAGGTTGTCAGAGACATGAACAAACCAGAATATCAGACTGACGAAGCGTACAGAGATGATGTTCTAAGAAAACTATCCGCATCAAACTTAAAAGTATAGGAGCTTTATTATGCCAATGGGAAAAGGAACTTACGGAAGTAAGAAAGGTAGACCACCTGCAAAGGGTAAGAAGATGAACAAAGGTTTATCTAAACTACCAGCTGCAGTAAGAAAGAAGATCTTAGGTAACAAGAAGAAGTAATGGCTCGCAAAAAAGGTGTAAGTCTGTCTTTAGGTCGAGGTGAGAAATCCCGCAAGGGTGGGCTTACAGCTAAGGGCAGAGCAAAATATAATAGAGCTACTGGCTCCAACCTCAAGGCTCCTCAGCCTCAAGGTGGGGCTCGTAAGCGTTCCTTTTGTGCTCGCATGAAGGGAGTAAAAGGGCCAATGAAAAAGCCCAACGGAAAGCCAACCCGTAAAGCGTTGGCACTACGTAGATGGAAATGCTAATGGCACACAAGAAAGGATCTAAGTGTGGCTGCAAACACGGAGGCAAGAAGAAGTAATGGCTAAACTATGTGCCCGTGGTAAAGCAGCTGCAAAAAGAAAGTTCAAGGTATACCCTTCAGCATATGCTAATGCTTATGGTGTAAAGGTATGTAAAGGACAAGTAAAATCTGGTGGTAAAAGAAAGACCGCTAAAGGATATACTAGAGGAAAAAGATGAGTTTAAGAAGATGGTTTAAAGAGAAGTGGGTGGACGTAAAAACTGGTAAGCCATGTGGCAGACAGAAAGGCGAAAAGCGTAAAGGCTACCCCGCTTGTCGTCCATCTCGCAGAGTCTCCTCTAAAACACCAAAGACTACTAAAGAGATGTCTAGCGGTGAAAAAACAAGATTTAGAAAATCTAAAACAAGTTCACGTAGAATTAACTACAACCACAAACGAAGAAAACGATGACACACCACAACCACGAAGGCGACAAATGGCATGTAGCTGAAGAGCTAAACGGTAGACTAGCAATGCTAGGTTTCGTAATAGCTGTAGGTACATACCTAACAACAGGACAAATAATTCCTGGAATTTTATAATCCACAAACGCCACGTCCGTTCATCCTGCAAAGGACGCATGACAACCTAAGCATGGAACGGGGCTTAGGTATATGGGAGTTTACCATGACAGTAACTTACGTATATCGTGGCGTTGCTTACACCAAAATTATCAAATGAATGACAGAGCAATTTGGTTTAGTATAATCGGTCTAGCTCTTGTAATGGGGGCTTTAGAATTAAGTCACATTCAAACACACATGACTGAGAAACGGCCAAATCTACATTTTCATAAAGTAGTTCGTTAAGCGACATGGGAG